AGGCTACTGGCTCCTCGAGAGCGATAGCTGAGTATGGCTTTGTGAGGGCTCCTGATATACGTGTCTCAAGCAGGTACTTGTATCTGTTGAAGTCAATATCGAAATCATCAAACTTTGTAACCTCGCCGCCCTTTGTAGCACCAAATGTGTAATCTGTAAGATTTACAAAGATGCCAAGGAGCTTATGCTTCTTAGACTTATCATCAACTCTAGTGAGTCCCTCAAACTGCTCTACGGTATGGATCTCGTTTACGTTGAGTGCTGCTGCAAGATCGGCCTTTGAACTGTAGATTCTTCTACCATTCAGATCTCTTGCAAGGAGCATTACGTTGAGTGCATGTGGTGTGCAGTAGTAATCTGGTGTACCGGATCCCTTGAACTGCTCTCTTGAGTACAGGGCAGCCTCGATAAGTGCCTCAGCGTAAATATAATTCTCACTGAAGTTAGCACCTGTGTTTGTACCCTGGAGCTTAGTCTTAGCGGCTGCAAAATCAACATCCTTCTTGATACAGTACAGCTCGTCATCATGCCAAATCGATCTGATATGATCTTCATGGATCTTATCAGGATCACCGTCATCTCTGCCGTCACCGACAAGTGCTGCCAGAGCAAGAGTCTCGTCAAGAGAATGTCTCATAAGATTCCACTGATACGAAACTACATCGAAATCTGTGATGTCAACTATGTCATCTCTCTGAAGCTCGTCCTTGATGTACACTGTCTGTGGATCTGTTGTTCTGCTAAGCAACTTAATCTGATTACCATCTGTCTTGTAGTCACCCTTCTTCTGATAACCCTGTGAAAGGGCCTTCTGTCTTGCATCAGCGTTTCTTGTCCTGATTCTGGTAAAAGGCGCCTTATGAATCTTGCTCATTACAGCGCCAATCCATGTCTGATCTCTCTCAAGAGTATCTGGCTCACCCTTCTTAATAAGTTCAAACTCTGGAAAGAGCTGCTCGACATCCTCATCTGCGAAAGCTCCATGTGCAAGAGTATCCTTGTGCTCTGCAACATAGTCTTTAAGTGCCTGTCTGAATGATCCAACATTACTCTGCTTTGCAGCCTTGATAATTGCTACCTCGTCTGAATGAGTAAGCGCTGTTCCCTCAGACATCTCTGCCTGATCGAATACGTTATGCTTGATTGTTCCCATTTCTCCATCTCCTTCTTTATTATCTTTTTTTGCCTGAGAAACTGCTGTTCCAACTAAGAAATCAACAACTTTCTTCTGCTCTTCATTTAATGTGTTATAAACATCCTCTACAGTCTTGTCGTCATCAGACTTACCTTCTGACTGCTCTGGCGTCTTTGTGTCCTTGTTATCCTCCACTGTTTTCTCCTTTTCTGTCTTGTCGTCTGAGTGATAGAGCACTAAACCTGCAACATCGTAATTTGCAACGAACGCATCGTCTTCTCCATCACCATGTGCTATTGCCCAATCGATAGTTGCCCCCGGATTACCCCCTGCTAATACCAGGCTCAATTCCCTGATGATTCCGTGAACCACATTAGATCCTGCATGTTTCAACTTGTTCGCGTATATAGACAGAGACCTTATATCCCCATGCTTAACTAATTCCTTTGCGTGCTGTCCTTCCTCGGTGTTATTGAAGACACCGTACGCATACACACCATCTTCTCGGTTTTCGAGTACGGCATGTCCTAATACAGAATTCACCGAATCATGATCATGGTTCCAGACAATAGGAACTGTCACACCATCCTGATCTTTAAACGCGTCTTTCTTTATGGTTCGACCATCACTACACACAAGATCATTTCGTGTAGCCCAACCACCAAAATCGTATTTACCCATTTTGATTTTCTCCTTCCTGTGTTGTTTTATCTGTATAATCCTGTGGGGTACTCTCGTTTGGCTGTGCGATATTGCTATTGATAAGCTGATCAGCCTTTGGATCTGGAGAAGGCATCATGCCGATGATCTGACGTATCTCATTTGACGTCATTATTTCGTTTCTTGTGAACTTGTCCGCTATTTCTGCAATATTGCTGACTGGGACTAACTTGAATGGGTCTTTGAAATACGTGATCGACTGCCCCTGTGTTATGGCAGTCTTTGTTAAGAACTTTCGTTTGAACTCATCTGCGATTGCTGATGCGATTGGTTCTATAGTTCTGCTGTTGTAGTTCAGCATGGTCTTCTCGTCTGCTGTACCATCGAGAATACTCTGAGTAATACCTAGCTGTGCATAAAGCTGTTCCTGAAGAGTCTCTATCTGCTTCAAAAGATTATTCTCAAGAGATCTATTAAGCTGCGTTATCTTTTCGGTGCCGTCTGCATAGGCAATTCCATACTTAGATCCAGACAGCTGATCCTCGATTTCCTGACGTCTCTGATTCGCTTCTTTCCTCTTCTGTTCAGTTTTTATGATATATGGTAACTGGATTATAAGATCGAGTTTTCCAGATGCCGTCTGTTCATCAGTTATGTCCAAAAGGCTTAACTTACGAGCAAGACGCTGATAGACTGAGTTATACTCGTTGATTACCGCGTACATCGGATTTTCTATAATCGCAACGTTACGCTTAGGAAGGATAATATCCTCTTTTCTACCGGTTCGTTCATTATAGAGTCGAATCTTAACCTTATATGGAAACCATTCTGTGATCTTACCGACTCTCATTGATGTGATATCGTATGAATCGGTATCAGTCGGATCATAGAGTGTGTCCACAGGAACGACCGCTGCAACCCCTTCATCAAACATCGTGAGAACCGTATCTCTTATAAAAGAACGACTTGTCTGATCGATATTTGCCTCAAGGGTAAGGCATGTATTTAGCCCAGTATTCTTTTCAGATTTGAACCGGCCATTATCATCCAACTGACAATGTTTGAAGCCTATCTGTTCAACGTCTATTGCAATCCGGTTGAATATCGAAGTTATTATTGATCGTTCATTCCCTCGAGTTAATCGCACACGATCGGGTCGTGACGAATAACTGGCTCCCGCTGAGTATCCTAATGTTGGATCCTTATTCATAAAGGCATTCCAACCATTTTTCACCCTTTCGGGTAATCTGTATGTTGCCATTCATGCCCTCCTTAATCAAAAGCTTCACGATTAAGCTTGTATGCAACATAGGCATCCATCATGGCCGCAACTGCATCTATCTTCTGCTCATATCGTTTCTTCAATAATTTTCTATTACCATTTGTATCCTCGAGGGTTATGCAATTACCCATGGCAAATGTCATAAGTTCCTCATCAAACAAAAGAAGCCTGTCCTCAGCCAATTTCTTCAACTCGCCAAGAGGTACAGACTCAGTCTTTGCTCCCTGTATTACTTTTTCTATTCCGAACGGGCCATTTTCACGTTCCCATCTTTCTACAAAATCCCTTGCATTATATGGGTCAAAACCGAACGCTCTTACATCGTAGGAACACTGACAAATGTAACCGTCCAAGTCATCGTATACTTGCATCATGTCTAGTACCGTGCCTGGCATTACCATTAGACTGCCTTCCTTTATAAAAGTTTCATATTTCTGGCGCATAGCCGCAGGGAGTTTGAATAATGTCTTTTCAGTTATATAGTTTCTGGTTTTTATACCAAAAGCTCCTGTTGATAATGGGAATAAAAATGTGAAAGCGCAGAAATCGTCACCTTGTGATAGATCTGCACCCATAGAACAAGGCATCTCCCAGAAATCTCTTTTACGATGTGGAAGTGTCTCATCATAGGTAAAGTAATATGTGTATCCTTCCATAGGGATGCCAAAACGTTTTGCCAAAATATCATTACGTGTTGCCGGGGCTTTCTCTGCTCTCTCAACATCATCCTGATATGTTTCATAGGTAACAGTCTTACCCAGATTTGGATTGGCTTTGAGCCACATCTCTGGCTTAGCCACTTCTTCGATGGAGTCGAGTTTATACCACCAGATTGATGTGTGTGGTGCACTATACTCGCCTTTAAGAATGGACATCAATTCCATTTTGATTGTGTCACCGCTGCCATTACGAACCGTTCCCTCCGAACTGATTGCTACTATGAGATAGTCATTGTTGCTCGTACTTGCATCGCCTTGCTCCTTGGCAGCTCCCTGTTCAATAGAACCAATAACGTCTTCACGTACATCACCAGACAACCACTCATCTATAGTTGCCACTTTGATTCTCATTCCCTGAAGAGCATCGATACTCATTGGCCTAATCTCAAGAATCGATCCAGTCAAGAAATTCTGAATACCTTTCTTGGTGCTTGCCAGCTTAACTCTACGTGCTTTTGAACCTGTTGTATTCTGTAATGATCCCTCTGTAAGGAATTTATACAATGGTCCTCTAGCTCTCGCTATTGCTGTTCGGAATGGAGACATGACTTCTTCTGCCTGTGCCATTCTTGGTGCGACGGTAACCTGATGTGTTGTCGATTTATCGACATTGAGGAAGTAATTCTGGATGCATGATGCATACATAGATTTAGCTGCACCTCTGGCAACTATGAGATACTGCTTTCGGACAAGTCGTTTCTTTATACGTTTCTTTACATACCTGCCGCCATGATTATCTTTACCAGGGACATATATGCTACGTTCGACAAAGTAGTACCAACCAAATATCTGTTCTGCCCAAAGCTTGAATGTAAACAATAAATGAAGGTCTTCGCCATTTGTAAGGGTCAACTCATTCTCACAGTAATGCACAAAACCATTTATAGCCTGGTCGTCATAGTAAACTCCGGGATTGGCTATAAGTGCATCGATTCGGTTCATTTCCATCTCTATCTCTTTACAGACAGGAATCTTACCAGCTATGACATCATCTCGAAACTGACCATAATAAATAGGTGTCGCTGTATTTGATAAACTCATGACATCACCTACTTATCATCATTCTTCTTATCCTTCTTCTTATCTTTTTCTTTTTCACCGATAATAGGAAGTCGTTCGTCACCTGTTTTTTTAGTATTGTAAACCTTAGCAAAGTTATTCCATCCATTTATACTGTTTGAAGTAACTTCATTCATCTTCTTGCTCCATTTGTTAAACGAATCAAGGAATTTCTCCCCACGACTTATCTCTTTGGGAATTAGGGATGAAATGTTCCGTTCGAGTACCAGTCTACGATACGCAGAATCCAATTCATTAGTCGAGAAAAGGTCGGCATGTTTATATAATTCTTTCGCCGATCTGCTTTTAAGAATCTGCTCTTTTTGTTCTTCTACCGACAGTGGTTTGGATTTTGAACCTGTTAGCTGGTTGTGCTCTTTAACCAAACGATTGTATTTCTTTGTGTTGTTGACCATTCGGTTTTCTACTGTACGGAGTCTTCTCTTTCCAGCAGTAGTCAGAGTCCCATCTTTTCTCTGATACCGACGCACCCCCCACTTCATACCAAGAATCCCATGGTGAGCTAATGCATCAGAAGGGATTACATAATAACCCATATAATCACCCCCTTATTTGGCAGCGACACTAAGTCGCCATTCAAGTTCTGCTATTTGTCTGTTGATAGATTCTGTTATTACTGAACTTGTAGGTGGATCAAAAAGTAGACGCACCTTTAAATAGATATAGCTTTTTACAGCTTCAAGATTTGTAGAATCTGTTAGATACTCGCTCCATGTTGTTGTCTTATCGCTTATGGTAAAACCATTTGGCGGTCCAACACCTATCTGGTTGAGTGAGAAGAATACAGTGTTAATATGCATTACTACATCCTTATCAAAAGGATCATAGTCCTCTGGTATACCAAGGAGCTTCTTGATGGATGTTAAGATACTATCGTCCATATATACCCCCCTATCTCTTCCACGGACAAGTGTCATATCTTGATCTGGTAATTGGTTCAGATACAAGTAGACTCCTGTCTCCGTAATGTATTGCATTATGCGTATTTCTTGTTACTGAAATGAGATATTCTGGATTGAGCAAAATATCAGTTGCCTCCAGAATGTCTATCTTAGAAATTGGATTCATATGATGTATAAGAATATACTTGTCAATTTCATGACCTGGCATAGCTAAATCGCATGCATTGTCTCGAATGATTACTTTATCTCTAACACTACGCCACTCTTTGGATCTATAGAAATCCTGATTCAAATATCTATCGAATCCGAATGTATCTTCCCCTACAACCCCAGATAGTTTTAAATATTCAAATCGTTCTTCAAATGTTGGTATAGTGATAAGCTCTGAATACGTTCTAATCTTCATCGTAGTCATCACCTACTTCTCCAGAACCAGAGTAGTCCATCATGGCGGCAATTGCCTGTTTGTAGAGCTCATCCTGCTCTTCTGAACTCTTAATACTATCTATCTTCGCCTGGTTCAGTTTTTCTTCTGATCGTAACTTTTCAAGTTCCAACTGATACTTTGATGTGCCGAGTTTGAGAAAGTGACATACCAATGTATCAGATGCTGTGTTATCACGTATTCTTTGTTCAGCGGTGTTCATGGCTAGAGATATGATCTGGTTCTCTCTTGCCTCTGGCGTAAGTGCCGGTCGGAAACTCTTAGGCTCTTCTGAAGTAGTTTTCTTGACCTTTGCCATGCTATCACCTGCTTCCAAATATATTATTATGTACTTAGATGCCATTTGTAAGGACTTATGGGGCCTGTTCACGGATGGTTGGCGAACAAAAATATGTAAACTTGAAAGGAGTTTTACTATAGGGGTTTGTATATAGACGGAGGAGTATCTACGTCCCACCACAGGTTATCCCATAAACCCTTGCAAATATCATCTAAGCTGTTTTTCCAAATATACCCCCGGGGAATTTTTGAGGAGGCCGGCGATGACAGGAGGGGGTGCATTTTTACAGACCCCCCCTATGTCTTTTTCGCCCTCTATGTTGCGTTATTTATGCCGCATTGTCTTCCATTTCCACTTTTTTATAGAGATCGAATGGATCATATGCGATAATACTGTCGATTGCACGCTCAACTTCTCGATCATACTCAACCTGTGACATTCCATCAGAAATGTGGGTAATTCTTCCAAGATAGTTGCACGTGTAATAACCTTTTTCTGTATCAAAGTTATTCCAATCATTAAACTCAGTGATTGGATTAAAAGGATTATCAAAAGTTGTAATAGCAACTCGTTTGCTTGTGTTCTCGTGGGTCTCTGCCATACTACTTCACTCCTTTCAAATACTTTGAAACTGTTGATGTTGAAACACCAAGTTTATTTGCAATTTCCTGCAATGTATAGTTAGATGCAGCAAGAGCTTTGATTCTGCTGACTTTTGCTGAACTGAGTTCAGAAGTCTGTTTTGGCATTGCTCTTTCTCTAAGCTTATCAGCATTTGCATTATTGAGAATACGAACAAGCATGTTATTAGTTATGGCACCAGCCTGAATAGCTTCCCATTCTTTGTCTGTAATGTTAATTTCTCTGTCTCTTCTTGAAGATGCACCAACATCTATACGACTGGCAACTATAGCCTGCTGAGATGCCTTCTTTATATCGCTAACCTTGAGATCCTTATTGTTTGCTTTCTTTTCGCCAACAATAACACTGGCCTTTCTCTGTGCTGCACGCTCCCTCGGTGCATTGAGTTCGGCAGTATTAAGTTTCTCTTCCAGACTCTTTACCTCTGATGCATACTTCTTCTTAGCCTCTTTTGACATAGCTATATTTTCTATATTTGCATAGTCCAGTCGAGCTCGGTTGGCCATAGCCTTCATGCTATTAGCATAATCTGCATACAGTAGTTCCATAGGGTGTCTAGCCTTGGATACTAATGTATTAGCATCGTCTGTCTCAGCCATCTTAGTACTCTGCTGTTTCTTATAGTCCCTTGCATACTCTATGGTACCCGTCTTATCAGTATAGGTTACTTCCTTGGTCACGGGGTCTATATGCTTAACAGGGGTATACTTCTCTGCTGCTACTGGGTCGTCCTTCTTATACTTGATGGTCTCACCGGATGCGGTCTTGATACTAACCACTCCTGACTTACTCGTGGATCGCTTAGGATAGTACAGGTCTTCAGTGGTCTTGTATATAAGTGCACCTTCAGGCTTGCTTGGGTCATACCAATCTTTGCCTTTTTGATTGATCTTTGGTGTACCTTGTCGCTTTGGTACTGACGTTTCACCCTTGCTTCTCGAAAGAATTGTAGCAGCGCCACCAGCTCTTACAAGATTCCCGTTCTCATCGTATTTAGGCTGATACTCTTTTCTAAGAGCTGAAATGTTATTGTCATGCTCGCTCTGTTTATAGTCTAGCTTATGCTTCTCAGCATCAATAACTACCATTGAATGTCTAACTGCTGCTGCAAGCTGATCTTCTCCAGCTCCCGCAAGTGTCATATCTGTAATCAGATTTGAAATTTTCCCCATCTCAGTCTGAGTGTTCTTCATGATCCTGTACTCATGGCCATTACGATAGTAGTGCTTCTCTCCATTACTATCTACTTTGCACTCACCGCCATAAGCAACCTTAGGATCAAATCCCTCAAGCCCCTTCAAAGGCTTTGTGGATGTGATCTTAACTTTTCCACCGGCATCATGCGTTGGAATACACATAGCAGTATCACCATCAAAGTCTGCTCCAGACAATCTTTCTGCTACTTTGCTGTTAATACCTATGGCATCCTGAACATCACCGCCAAGAAGTTTCTTTGCCTCTTTATAATTGTTGTTTACAGTAAGTATAGGTATCTCAAATGTTCCACCATGCGGAAATCTGATGAGTGCTAGCTTGGTTCCTGTTTCATAGTTGGGGGCATACACTTCTATGTCCTTCATTGTTGGAAATGGGATAATAACATGATATCTCTGTCCCGGAAGTGCTGCCGCCTGAAGATTAACTGCTGCTGAATCACAGCCCTCTGCAAACTTCTGAAGATAGTGTTTTTTTATGACAGGATTCGTAAGGGACATAATCTCGTCATATTCTGCTGCTTTGTCTGCCTTGGCGAGATCTAGCTGCTTCTTTGCCATCGTTACAGACTGCTTACCAAGAAACTGCGATGGGAGTGCATTTTTCCATTCAGTCCAGTCACCCTGATCAGCTCTTTTATTTATAAGCCCCAGTTTTTCTTCTCCGGTCTTAGCGTCTTTGTACCAATACTGTCCACCCTGGTCAGCATCTTTTATAAGAGATCCAAAAGGATTGTCTGGGTCACTCTTGATGTCTTTAAGGACTTCCATCTTTGGCACGTCTTTTGTTTTATTTGTATTAAATATAACGTCAACGCCATCTGGCATATCGTCAGAATATACTGCCATACCTTTGAGATACTTCTTACCGTCTACCATGATACGAACCTGTGCATATTTGGAATCACCAAGGCTAAGGTCTTGGCATCCTCTACGAAGTTCTATTGTTCCGTCCTTTTCTATTCCACCATCTTCACTATAACGAATCATAAGCCGCTTGGAATCAAGACTTTCTGGATATGTAAATTTACGATGGAATGTTTCACCGCCATCTGTTGAAAAATAGTCGGTCAAAGGTTTGACTTTATCCAGATCATATATTTCTGAATGTGGTATATCTGGTTTAGTAAGAACTTTCTGAGTAGTCATCTGGTTTGAATTAGTCGCCTGTGGAAATCTACCATTATATACATGGTATCCTTCTCTTTCCAGAATGGTTAATGCCTGATTCATCTTCTCCTCAGAAATATGAAGCTCACGCTCAACTCCCTTACCGACATCAACCATACCCTTCTTATCGACCTGCTCTCTCATGAAATCAGCAGCATTCCTAGCCTGTTTCATTCGACTCTCAGAATCTGCATTGAGCAGTGATCTGACTGTGGATTCAGATATACCCATCTGCCTTCCAATCTCTGTAGCGCCAAGACCATCTTCTTTGAGTGACTTAGCTCTTGATACATCGAGCATTCTTCTCTCGTCCTTACAAAGAGACTTCTCGGTTCTATACTGTGTTGTTGTCATACCAAAGGTATTTCTTATATTATCCGGAGTTTCTTCCCAGCCGTCTTTCTTGAGTGATTCAACTCTACTCAAAAAATCATCGCCATGCTGATATGGGTTTTCTCCGGACCCCCAAGGATATCTACCAGAACGCCTCGGCATTCCGTAATGCTCAAGAACCTCAGCATCTACGGGTTCTGAACCACATCCCAAATTTGATTTTATTTCATCTGAAATTGAACTCATGATTTAAGCAGCCTCCTTTTCTAACTTTTCAAGAAGTTTGTCGAGGTGGATTATCTTGTCCATGATCGGAGCAATCTCCTCTGCTGTCGGATTATGAACCAGCACTTCATCCTGCTTGTATAGTCGGAGTTCCATCTCAATGTCGCCAGGAGCAACATGATATTCAAGACAAAATAAAGCAGCATAAACCTCCAGCTGCTCGATATGGTCTTCGATCTTTCCAGACTTACCAGTTTTTAAATCATGAATTCGTAATACATTATTCTTGAAAGATATGGCATCCGCTGTGCCAAAAAATCTCTCAGAATAAAATAAAACAACCTCTGTACTCATCTTGAATCCGATTGCATCATTTACATATGCATTCAAAGTCTTCTTTGTACGAGGTTGTTTAATCCCAAGGTCTATTGTTTCTTTAGCCCATGCATGGAGCCTTGTTCCAAGCTGTGCCATTTTCAGGTTTCGATACACCTCAATTGCTTTGGTATCGTCATACCTGAGCCACGAGCTTTTACTCGCCGAGAAAGGCGCGTGAAGGCCTTCCAGTTTCAAATGCTGATTGAAGTTCATCTAAAATTTCCTCCTTGTTCTCCGGGTAAATAAAAGCAGCGTATGACATCTTATCCATAAGGTGTACATAATAATCCTGGTTTGGACGATGACTTGCTCTTTTGCTCTCTTTACCTTCCAGTGCTGCCCATTTGTCCCTATACAAAAT